CCTCATTTTTTCCCCGGGGGGAGATTTAGTAGAAAGTTTCCGGAGGAGGTATGGAGGCCAAAGACGTAGGGCTACTTTGCTCCATCATTCTTGGTGTTGGTGGAATCATATCTGCGGTAATAGCTCTTCGTCGGGCAAAGCTTGAGGGAGATGAACAGTGCCACGAGCACCTCAAGCAAGCTCGAGAGGAGGCTGAGATTTCCGCAGGACAACTTCACCATATACGTATGCATCATCCGGAATGGTTCGAGGAAGGTCGGTCCACTGTCTGGGTGGCATTCGCAGTGACGTTATTCGTAATCGCAGCGGTTCTGCTCTCGTGGTCAATCAATTGGCCAAGCCACGATGTGCCAGGACCAATAGGGCCTCAGGGTCCACCAGGTTTGACAGGTCCGCAAGGTAAGACGGGTCCCGCCGGTCCTAGCGGTCAATCAACTACTACTCATATTACGTCAGGAGGCGGAAGTGGCTCACAGGGGTCGACGGGAGCAACCGGTAACAATGGGGCTACGGGAGCAAGTGGGCAGTCTGGCCCAGCCGGTGCTGTCGGCAGAACAGGCGCAGCAGGTCCTGCAGGTGCTCAAGGAGGAACAGGAGCTCAAGGAGAAGCTGGCGCAATCGGAGAAACCGGAGCCGTGGGACCAGCAGGTCCTCAAGGCTCTGTGGGCCCAGCAGGACCAAGAGGAGCGAGGGGATTAAGTGGCCCTCAAGGTCCTCCAGGTCCATCAGTTTCCTGCCCGTCTGGATTCTCGATCCAGGACATTCTCATCAAGGAGAAGTCACAAACAATCACCTTGCACGTTTGTGCTCGAACGTGAGGAGAGCAATGCACACGAACACCCAGAGCATAATTCTCCTGATCGAGGTGGGGGTAATCGCAGGAGTACAACTGCTCACATGGCTGAAGATCGTCCGAAAGTAAAGGCAATACTCAAACTCGCTGTGATGTGCCTAGCCGTAGGCCTAATGATCTCAGTGACTTTGTGGGTGTTGTTCTTGGCTCTGCAACTGTTCTTACTGTCTTTACGATAAGGATTGGGGATGAGCGACAAAGTCATCGTTCAAAAGGGGAGAACTAACACGCTTATCGTTAATCTTGGAATCAACGTGTCTGGCAACACGTTCAAGAGTGAGATCAGAACTGGGCCAGATCAGGAATCCCCATTGATCGCTACATGGACCGTGGCGATTACCACAGCGGCGTCAGGGATCCTAACTCTGACTCTGGACGAGACCATTACCAAAGGCATTACATACGATGCCGGTTACATGGATCTCAAGCGAACAGTCAGTGGTAAAGCAGTTCCCGTTTTCGACAAACCGATCGAAGTGGACATTAGGGACACGGTGACGGTATGAGTCAAAATCTGAATGTGATTCAAAGGACTCAACAGATCATCGTCGACCCGGTTTCGGGAACTGTGGCAATAGTCAATGCCGGACCGGTAGGTCCCCAAGGCGCAACTGGACCTCAGGGAGCCACCGGTGCTCAAGGTCCACAAGGGGCTACTGGTGCTACAGGGGCTACAGGTCCTCAAGGATCTACGGGACCACAAGGCCCAACCGGCCCTCAAGGGCCTAAGGGTGATCCAGGTAGTTCTAGCGTTGTGAGTTATTTGACTGCGATCACTAACACCCTAACCGGTATAGGTGTAAATCCGGGAGTAGACGTAGCCACACTCACGGTTCCTCTAATTCTGAACCATCGTTACAGGGTCGAGGGGTACTTACCAGATCTTCGTCAGATAACTGCAGCTGGGAATCTAAATGTTCAGATTTGGGATAGTGTTCCCAATCAACGAGCGGGATCTCTCTGGCTTGGTTTCCCAACGGGACAAGGACTCGCAGCTTATGTGATGTTCTTCTTTAATGCTGTGAATACTGCAAGTCTCACATTCTCTTTGAGAGTCTTCACAAGTGCTGGGACTGTGACGATGACTTGTGGCGGAGGGAAAAACGGCTATATCCATGTCGAAGATCTAGGTCTCCAAACGGGCATCTTGCTAGACCAAACTCCAGCGGAAGGAAAACCAGCATGACATCAACCCAACTGTCACTCGACCTCGGTCCTCAAGGTGGACCTGAAGACGAAGAGCAGCAACAAGAAGGCACGGAAGAAAGCCAGGGCGAGCAGGAAGCAGCGCCAGAGACAGAAGGTCCGTCCGAAGAGTAACTGAGAGGAGGCCAATGGCTGGCAAACGTAAACCGCGGATGCGTCCGGCTACTTCTGAGGAGAATCGAGAAAACCAGCTGGTCTCCCTTGCTACAGATCTGGCGGAAAAGCAGCTAGCCGACGGCACAGCTACCGCCCAAGTCATTACTCATTACCTCAAGCTTGGTTCAACCAGAGAAAAGCTCGAGCAAGCTCGACTTCAACGGGAGAATCAGCTTCTCGAATCCAAGGTAGAGATGATGGCTTCAGCCAAACGCATCGAAGAGTTGTACGAACAAGCCTTGAACGCCATGCGTTCATATTCAGGTCAGCTGGTGGAAGGCATCGATGACTACTAGGTCATATTCAGAACTGCGGCGTCTCGACACGTTCGAAGAGAGGTTTGCATATTTGAAACTGAATGGGGATGTGGGCCGTTCAACATTCGGTTTTGATCGTTTCCTGAACCAGAAGTTCTACACTTCTAGCGAATGGAAGAGGGTTCGGCAGCAGGTTATTTGGCGAGACCAAGGATGTGATCTTGGTATTCCTGGATACGAAATTTATGCGGGGATACTCATTCACCACATAAATCCTATGGTCGTGGATGACATAATTCATGGGGAAGAATGGATATTTGATCCAGAATTCCTCATAACTACAACGCAAGTTACACATAACGCGATTCACTTTGGGGATGAAAGGCATATTCCTAAGGTGGTCACGTCGAGGACCCCCGACGATACAAAACTTTGGTAGGAGAAACCGTGGATGAAAGCATACTCAACAGCACCAAGAAGATTCTGGGCATCGATTCGTCGTACACGGCGTTCGATCAGGATGTTCTTACTCATATTAATGCCGCCTTCTCTATCCTTAACCAATTGGGCGTAGGACCTGCCGAAGGCTTCACGGTTTGGGACGAGTCTGCCGTTTGGACGGATTTCTATCCTGCTCCACCGGAACAGTTGAATCTAGTGAAGACCTACGTGTACTTGAAGGTCCGGGTTCTGTTCGATCCGCCGGGAACTTCGTTCCTTTTGACGGCGGCGGAGAATCAAGTGAAAGAGTACGAGTGGAGACTGAACATCTTTCGGGAGGTTGATCTTGCTCCACACGTCGAACACTATGGGGAGGTTTCATGATTTCCCACATTAGTGAAAAACCATGGAGCGATTACACCGAAGCCGATTACTCAATAGAGCAATGGCACTCTGCTTGCTTGGTTCATCAGCATACAGGAGCACCTACGTCTAAGAGTCAATGCAAGCTTCCGGTTAAGACGCCCAATGGAGCTCTCAATCGTAATGGAGTTCATGCTGCAGCGGCTGCGTTGGCTGGAGCAAGGAGCCCACTCAAGGCTTCGTCTGAACAGAAAGCGTCAGCAGCAAACGCACTGAGGAGGTACTACTCACAATTGGGAGAGAAACCGCCCCCTTCGCTTTCGCATCAAAATGAAGACTTCGATTGGAACGAATTCCTAGAACACCACGGTGTGAAAGGAATGCACTGGGGTGTTCGCAAGGCTCGTTATCCATTTTCTAATCGGAGGCACACTACTCGAACAGTTTATCAGAAGCCACCAAAGCATCTCACTGATGAGGAGTTGCAAAAGCGAGTTAGGAGACTTGAAACCGAGAGACGGTACAACGATCTTAACAAACGAACTGCAAGTGGTGGAGAGAAATTCGCTCACGAGTTGCTCAGAGATTCTGGTAAGAAAGTAATCGGATCGGTCATTGCTGGAGGCGCTCTTCTTGGTCTTGGAATTCTTCTTGAGCGTAAATTCCACGTAAGTCCCGAGATTGTGAAGGGTCTTACTAGGAAGTAGGAGGTGTTGGTTGAGCTTATCTAATACGGCGATTCCGTATTACTACGGGCAGTTTCGAGATTCGGTTCTTGCTGGAGAAATTCCAGTTAATCGAGAAGTTTCTCTAGAGATGAATCGCATTGATGAGCTCATTGCCAATCCCAACATCTATTACGATGAGGAAGCAATCAAAGGCTTCATCAAATACTGCGAATTCGAACTCACTCTCACGGATGGTAGTGATCTATATTTGCTTGACTCGTTCAAGTTGTGGGCCGAGCAGATCTTCGGGTGGTACTACTTCGTAGAGAGAAGTGTTTACGAACCTCAACCTGGAGGTGGCGGTCATTACATAAAGAAACTGATCAAGAAACGACTCACCACCAAGCAATACCTCATCGTGGCCAGAGGCGCAGCCAAGTCGATGTATGGATACTGCATCCATGCCTACTTCCTAAACGTCGACACCGACACAACTCACCAAATCACGACGGCCCCAACGATGAAACAGGCCGAAGAAGTGATGTCGCCCTTTAGAACTGCGATCATCCGATCCCGAGGACCACTCTTTAAGTTCCTTACGGAGGGATCTTTACAGAACACCACTGGTTCTAGAGCCCAAAGGGCGAAACTGGCTTCGACAAAGAAAGGGATAGAGAACTTCCTCACTGGATCCTTGCTCGAGATTCGTCCAATGACGATTAACAAGTTGCAGGGACTACGACCTAAGGTGTCTACCGTTGACGAATGGTTGTCCGGAGACATCAGAGAAGATGTGGTAGGAGCAATCGAGCAAGGAGCCTCGAAGATGGAGGACTTCTTAATCGTTGCAATCAGTTCCGAGGGGACGGTTCGGAATGGTTCTGGTGACACCATCAAAATGGAACTCGCCAGCATACTTCGAGGAGAGTACCAAGCTCCACACATCTCAATCTGGCATTACAAGTTGGACGAAATTGAAGAAGTAGCCGATCCAGCAACTTGGCCGAAAGCCAATCCGAACATTGGTCAGACTGTTACGTATGACACGTACCATTTGGACGTGGAAAGAGCGGAGAAAGCCCCTGCTGCACGTAACGATATTCTGGCCAAACGGTTTGGAATCCCTATGGAGGGTTACACCTACTTCTTCACGTACGAAGAGACGCTTCCTCATCGTCCTCGAGAATTTTGGGGACTGCCTTGTGCTTTGGGAGCTGACCTCTCACAAGGTGATGACTTCTGTGCCTTCACCATGCTCTTCCCATTCCAGAATCAATCGTTCGGAGTCAAGACTCGAAGCTACATCACTTCCTTGACCCTCATGAAATTGCCAGGTGCCATGCGAATGAAGTACGAAGAATTCATTCGTGAAGGTAGTTTGCAGGTTCTCGAGGGAACGGTCTTGGACATGATGGAGGTTTACGATGATCTGGATCTTTTCCTTCGACAGAACGAATACGATGCTCGGTGTCTTGGATTTGACCCTTACAATGCTAAGGAGTTTGTCACAAGATGGGAAACCGAGAACGGGTCATTCGGAATCGAGAAGGTTATACAGGGGGCCAGAACCGAGTCAGTTCCTCTTGGCGAGCTTAAGATCCTGGCCGAAGAACGTAAACTGATATTTGATCAGGGATTAATGTCGTTTGCTATGGGGAATGCAGTTACTCTGGAAGACACCAACGGTAACCGCAAACTTCTGAAGAAGCGAATCGATGAAAAGATCGACAACGTTTCTGCGATGATGGATGCGTACGTTGCGTACAAAGCCAACAAGGAGTCGTTCGAATGATCATCGAAGAGGATGTTCACGAATTCCTTGAGCACCACGGTGTGAAGGGACAGAAATGGGGTGTTCGTAAAGATAGGCATACCCAAAAAGTTGAAAGACAACAGGCTCGAATTGACCGGTTGAAGAGAATTGCCACAGGTACTAAACGACCAGGCGATTTTTACAAAAGCGGAGGCGCTACCAAGGGTTACGCCGAAGCAACTCTGGATCGAGCGCTGAGAGATCAGCAAGCCTTTGCTCGTGGAGAGCGTAAGGTGAGGAACTTCTTGTACAAGTTGCAGGGTGTTGATTATGCCGAACTGAACTTCCGGTTCAAGCATCCTGCGGCTCCAGTACATGCTCATTGAGGAGGTGAAATTTGCCGGGAATTTGGGACAAGGTCAGAAATGCATGGAATGCCTTCCGTAGTAACGAGAATGAAGACGATTATGCATATTCTGGCAGTGCCTCTTACGGAAGGCCTCCTACACGAAGTTCGTTGAACATATTTAATGAACGGTCCCTTATCGCATCAATCTACAACAGATTGAGTACTGATGTATCTGGACTTGTCATTAAACATGTTAAAACGGACGAACAAGATCGCTATGCTGGAGACATGAACAGTGGTTTGAACATGTGTCTCACTTGGGATCCGAATTTGGATCAGGATCCTAGATCATTTAGGCAAGACATAGCGATGACGTTGTTTGATCAAGGGGTAGCTGCAGTAGTTCCTGTGGATACATCAGAAAGCCCGGAAACTCAGGACTCTTATGAGATTTGGAGTTTGAGGGTTGGTCGAATTGTGACATGGTATCCAGAACACGTCCGGGTAAGTGTCTACAACGAGAAAACTGGAATTCGTGAAGAGATTCAATTGGAGAAGAAGGCTGTAGCCATCATTGAGAATCCATTTTACTCAGTGATGAACGAACCGAACTCCACTCTTCAACGATTAATCCGGAAACTC